CTAGGCGGAGACGCTGACAAAGGGCAAGGCGGTTTAATCTCTAGCTTATTAGGTAAACTCGGTATAAGCTTACCTGGAGGAATACTATAATGGAAGGACTACTTAATTTAGGCAAGCTATTTGCTCCTGAGCTAGGCTCACAGGGCATCAGAGAAGCTGAAGCAGCTCAGTTGCCTGGAGGCATGGCAGCTCTGTTAGCTCCACAGCGCTTTAACAACATTAGAAAAGCCTCTGGTAATCTATTTGGTGTTGACACCTCTACGTCTAAAGAGAGACTACAGAAAGCTCTAGGGCAGCTTGATATGTCTACACCACAAGGTCAGGCTAAGGCTGTGGAGCTTGTTAGAGCTGTAGACCCTGCTATAGCTGCTCAGATGCAACAGCAGTTTAAGTTGTCTAGGGAGTCTGCTGCTGAAAGTGCTGCACGAACCTCCACTGCTGCTACTGGCGAAAGTAATATGAGGCTGCGCGCTGAGGAGCTACAAGCGTCCAACAGTTCAGCTGGTCAGTTTACTAATTCCGAGCAAGCAGAAATAAGAACAATCAGAGATCAACTAATACGCAGAGGTGGTTATAGTCCTCAAGATGCACAGGACTTCGCAACCCGTATTACAACAGGGCAGATTGAGATAACCCCTAACGAGGACGGCACAGCAACTATGACAGATAAGATAGGTGCTTTGACAGGCTCTTCTGCTAATACAAGACTGCCTTTTATACCTAGCGGAGCTACTTCAGAGGTGACAGGTCTTTCTAACGTAGGCAATCAGCCCTTACAAAGCGCAGCCCCTGCTGAGATACAGAGCTATGCAGATACTATAGGGACAGAAGGTGGGCCTTCATTGTTTGAAGCAGCTGAACAGGGTACAGGGTTTTGGAACGTCACAAGAGATGTAGCTGGTAGATTCTTTAACAACTTCTATGAGGGCGCTCTGGACGAAGAAAAAACACAGGCGGCGGATACACTTAAAAACGCAACTATGCCTTTAATTCGTTCTCTATCTTTAAACCCAAGGTTTCCGGTAGGAGAGCAAGATAGAATCCGAGAAAGCATAAAAATAGAACCAAAGCTTCTAAGAAGCCCTGGCGAGTTAAAGGTGCATTTAGTAGGCGTAGATAACATCTTAGAGAAAGAACAAAATAAACTCTTAGAGCGTATGAGCGACCCACAGACACAGCCTAGTCAAGTCAGTCAAGACAGGGTTTCTTTCCGCGATGTCCAAGCCTTTAGAGATATGATTTTCCCTAAAGAAGTTAGGATTACTTCTATAGACTCATCAGAGCAAGTTAAAAACATGTCTAGAACACGCGCTAGAGGGTATATCAACAACGCTACAGATCAAGAACTAGAAAGGCTCTCTCCAGAAGTTATGGCAGAGTTTTTAAACATACTTAGGTGATTACATGGCTGGAAATATTGAAGAACTTAGAGCAGCAGCACAGCAACAAGATACAGGCCTTTTAGAAGACCTCCGTAATTCGCTGTTGAAGCCTATAGCGTCTGCTATGTCTGGTGCACCTCGCCTTCGTTATGACGCGCTAATGGAAAACCCTGAAGTCAGAGACTTAGATAAACTGAAGTACGCTAGAGACTTTGGTGACGTACCTGCTGAAGAGACACCGCTTCCTGACACTTTAGGAACAGCAACCGGAACAGCGGCTGTAGACTCTATTCCGTGGGCTATAGGACTAGGCGTACTAGCACAGCGCGTACCTGCTATTAATGGTGCAAACCGTCTTAGGACTGCTGTTCAGAACGCTGTAAACGGTTACGGTAATGTCTTTAAGGCCAACCCTATGATGGCTGTCTCTACTGAAACAGTTTTAGGAGGCGCTTCTGGGGCTGGTGGCTTTGGCATGTCAAATGTTTTCCCAGACCTGCCTGGCTCTGCCTTTATAGGTGAAGTGTTAGGAGGCAGTGGAGGAAATTTAGCTTTAGCGGGTAGTAAGCGGGCTTTAAACCTAGTTCCTAGTAAGTATTTGTTCAACAAAGTAGATCAATGGTTCAGTCCTGAAGGTGCTACAGCCAGAGCAGGTTCACGTTTACAGGCTGTAGGAGACCCTTCACTTGCTGTACAGGGCTTGGCAGATACTAACCTTTCTCCTAATTCTCGTCTAACTGTCTCGCAGAGAACCGGACAGCAGGGTTATATGGATTTAGAGAAGACTATCATCGAAGAAGCAAAAGACGGACACATGAGTCAGCAGTATATGGACGACTTAGCAGCAACTAATCGAGCCTTGTATGATGACGTTAGAATAGAAGGCGACCGTTTTGCTACGTCTGACGCTTATGAGGCTAAGTTGGGTTACTATAACAAATTAGTTCAAGGCCGTATACAAATAGCTGCACAGAGAGCGCAAAGAAGAACAGAACAGCTTGCACCTAGATCACAGACTAGAGAGGCTCTTGACACTTTCGTTTACGAAGAGCTAGACATTGCCTTACGAGATGCACGTAAGCTAGAGAACGAACTGTATGCACAGATACCAAAAGATATGAGAGTCCCTGCTAACCTTGCTGTAGTTGGGCGGCGCCAGATATTGGAGAGCCTACCTCAAGCACAGTTAGACGATATGCCTAGTGCTTCTAAGTTCTTTGACCCTAAGAGTGCAGCGTATAAGAGTATCAGTAAAGACGGTAATGTCTCTATATTCGAGCTTAGGGGTGTACAGAGCAAGCTTAGAGCAGAGGCGCGTGCTAACAGAGCTGGTGAATCACCTAATTACAACAAAGCACGTCTAGCTGACGACCTCGCTGATTTGGTTACAGAAGATATATCTAACCTGTACATTGACGATCCTAATGCAAACACTGTAGCAGCTGCTGTGGCGTTTTCTAGGGAGTTGAATCAGAAATTCAGTAGAGGGACTGTTGCGCGTGTGTTTAGACGTCAAGCAAGCGGTTCAGAGGCTATAGACCCTTCTAGGACATTAACAGCTACTTTGGGAGTAGGTAACGGCAAAAACAAGGTCGCTTACGATCAGATACTTACAGCAGTAGAAGGTAAGCCAGAAGTACAGGCTGCTATGGAGGATTACATACGCTTTAACTTCTTTAGAGGCGCTGAGTTTGACCCAGTAGCTTCGCAAAGGTTTCTAAATAGCAACGCAGATTTGATGAACAGACTTCCTGTTTTAAAAAGAGAAGTTCAAGGAGCTATTAGAAGCGGAGACTCTGCAAAGCTTTTAGCAGGCCGTAGCAGTCCATTTAATAATCCTAAATGGAATAAGGCCGTTCTGTTTATAGAGAAAACACCAGAGGTAGCCTTTAATGACGTAATATCTTCAAGGAGCCCAGCAAAAGAGATGCGAAAGCTCGTTCAATATACAGACGCGGATGAGACAGGTGAGGCTTTTACAGGTCTAAAGTCTTCTTTTACTAATATGATTATGAATCAAGCAACTACTACATCAAGAGCAGCAGATGGTTCTTTCTTCTTAGACGGTGCTAAACTAGGTGATATACTAGGTAACAAAGAAACTAAGCAAGCTATGATAGCTCTGTTTAGCAGGGATGAGAGAGCTAGGTTCGATAGAGTGCTGCGTACAGCTAAGAAGCTAGACTTAGCACGTACAGCAGGGACTTTTGAGTCTACAATGGAAGGTAGTGCTGGCTTTCTAGGTAACATAATAAGCAGAGTTATAGGCGCTAGAGCAGGTAGGTTTGTCAGTCAAGGAAAGGATATACAGACTCCAGCTCTATTTTCTCAAGCTTTCCAGCGGTTAGCTAATGCTGGTGTTGTTAATCCGTCTAGACAGCTTCTAGAAGACGCCATAGGTAATGAAGAGTTGTTTAAGGCTTTGCTGGAGGTTAAAACAGATAAAAGAGGCTTAGCTATTTTAAGTGAAAAGAACAGAAGCGTGATTAACGCTTGGGCTGCTAACTCTCTTATGAACCTTGGTCAGGAGAATGAAGAAGCTCAGCAACAGCAGCCTCCTCAGCAGTAGAAACTAAAGAGCCTCTAGAATTACTCTAGAGGCTCCGCAGCCTTCTTACTTACTCCTCCGCCAGCATAGTTTCCTCGTAAGCTATTACAGCGTCCACTAGTTTATCAAGCTCCTCACCCTCTGGAGTGCCTTCCTTGGCATTCATTAGGTCGTATATACGGAGTAGGTTCTCTAGATGCTCCTCATACGTCATTCTTAGTCTCCTCAGTCTCCCTAGCGGCTATTGAGCTATGTATAACACGCATAGCTTCTTTGTACTCATCCCCTGTCAGCAGTGTAATCTTCTTAGCTGTAGTTGACCAGCCTCTAACAGTATCAAAAGCCTGTAGAAGCGGTATAGACACATCAGCATCAGCGGCAATCGACATAGACGCTGATACTCCTTTGCATCTTGTCTGCTCCCAGCATCTTAGAGTGTCCCGTAGCACTTCATCAGTTATCATACATCCTCCTCAGTCTTCTTAACCAACACAGTCTTACTAGGCGTAGCAGCCTCTGTCTGAAACTCCATGCCTATGGCGTCTAAAATAAAACTTATAGTCTTATTCGTATTCTGCTCACCTTCATAAAGACGATTCCACGGTACTCTGGTCTGTAATAATAAGCTAGTATCCTCCTGTGTTACAAACCCTAGCATTCTTTTATCTAGCTCGTTTACAGTGTCTTCTAACTGCCCTATTCTAAAGTGTAGCGCGTCTATCTCGGCTTTATTATTAAACATATCAATCTCCTCAGTTACAATTCACAAGATGTACCAACACAAGCAAGCTCCTGTGACCCTGTAGTCATGTCAGTGCTTTCATAGCTTGCCAGAGCTTCCCAATCAAAGCTAGGCATGTTCTTCAGAGCCTCGTCATAAGCCTCCTTAGTTATCTCCTGATACGGAGCCTGCTGATAGATGTGATCGCTGTGAGGTAAGAATGACACGCCACTCATGCTATCAAAGTTCTTCCACACCCATGAACATACATCAAAGAACTCTTCATCTGTGTAGTAGATGGTTACAGATGGCTTATGCTCACACCAGCTATCCTGGTAAGTCTTCCATAGCTTCAGCTGCTCTAGAGCTGATACGTCCTTCACCACTGTAGCGCCCTTCGGAGCCTTCACAGGGAATGAGAACACTAAGTTAGAATCCTTAGTCAGATCAGTCTCACAAGGAAACCCAGCCTCTTCCATGTACTTAGCCATAGGGTCTTTCTTGTCACAGCGAACTGTCCTGATGTAATAGCTACTGAATCTAGGGTGAATACCAGAGGCGCTGTTGACCAACTGAGACACTGTGCCTGATGGCTTCACACACGTTATCGCTGCTGCCTGCTTAATGCCTAGCTTCTTAGCCCACACCTTGTTTACAGCTACAGCCTCAGCCTTCAGAGACTCTAGCAGGTCTTCTAGTCCGTCTGAAGACGTCTTAGTTAGCTTGTTATCCATGATGCCTGTTAAGCTCACACCTAGTAACGCTTCTTCCTCTGTGTTGTCCTTCCATATCTTACGCAGGTAACGAAAGTCTGTCAGTGTAGCCTGCAGCGTCCCTACAATGGCTGCTAGTCTCGTCTTACGTATTAGATCACTGGTGGTGTCAGAAGCTCTAACAACCACTTCAGAGAGGTTACAGAACTGATTAGGTCTTAGTATGATTTCGCTGCAGGGATTGGTTCCGAAGGCGTGTGTAGCGTCTCTTCTGCCGTTCCTGGCTGCTACGTTCTGTGCTGCCTGTCTACTGAAGATGCCTCGTTCACCACTGCGACTCTCGTACATACTAGCCATCTCAGCTAAGAAGAAGTCAAACTCTGGCTTCTCTGTGTAGCAAGCAGAGTTGTTTGATAAGGCTCTCTGTCCGTTGTCTAGCCACCATTGACCACTCTTAGCAGAGCGTAGGCGTCCGTCAGAGGGGTTAGAGAGGCTAATCAAAGCACTCCGTCTTACACCACCAACTACAATAACCTCTGCAATCTTACAGCATAGGTCATGACATTCTAGGCTAGACAGCTTACGACCCTTAGCCTTCTTAAACATCTCCACTGTGAATGTGAACAAGCCCTCTAGAGGCTCTGGACCACTGGCACGACCTCCAAAGGTCTTTAGACGCTCTCCAGAGCCTCTGACGCCTGTAGTGTCCCATGAAGGCACTTGACCACTGTACAGAAGGCTCACAAGCTCTCTCATGGCCTTTGCCCAGCCTATCTTGCTATCTGCCACTTTCACCACTGTTTCTGTACTGAACAGCTCCTCAGCCACTTCAGGGAGCTTGTTAACATACTGGCGCTCTACAGAGAAGCCTACGCCTGTACCACACATTAGAATGTACATAAGCTCATCAAAGGCTTTAGGATGATCTATAGGCAGATAGCTGCAGTTAAACCCTGCTACGTTGTCACGATCTAGAGCCTTGCCAGCAGTCATTAGACATCTCATGCTAGGCATCACTTCTAAGGCTACAATAGCGTCATATAGCTCTTCTGCTGTCTTAGCGTCTAGCTGCCCTCTATCGATAAAGAAGCCTATGTAGCGGCCTACAGTTTCTTCCCATGTCTCTCTACGGCCTTCATCGTCCTGCCATCTAGCGTATCGTGATGCTGCTATGAACTTCTGATAATTATCCAATGTCTTTGCTGTCCCTTTTAATTAGTTTACTAGTCGTCTCAGTTGCTGGTGTTACTTCAACTTCCAAGTCTAGGTAGTCTGTTATTAGTACTAAAGCCTCTTGCACTGTGACAAGCTTACCAGACGGGAGAGTTACTTGGTTGTTATTCACTATATCGCGGCTTAGTCTTTCTAGTGAGTTCATACAGGGGTGTCCTCGATAGATTGTCTCCATATCCGCTGTACTACGTATGTTTAAAACACTAAGTATACGCCTTACGTCTTCGCTGCTTTGACTTATCGAAGGCTTTGCTGGTATCTTAATATCTACGCTTCTCTTGTCTAGGTGTTTAAGAAGGGCAGCGTTATTATTAGCTACACTATCTGTTTTAATAAACAGTATAAGTAGTAGTACGTAGGAGAACACTATTGCTCCAATCTCTATCATCTGTTTAGGCTCCCTTAGTCTGCTCTGCTTACAATGATTAGTGTGATGAATAAGATGGCTAGTACTAACACCACAGGTCCATACAAAGGCAGCATAACTAACCACCAGCTCCATGTTATCACGTTAGTTAGCTTAAGCCCTATAAACAACACAGCTAATAAGCCGAAGAAACCTACACCGCTACTACTGCTACTTGAATTACTCATTATACATTCCTCCCCTTCATTTCAGGCATTGCAATCTCTTCCTTAGCCTTCAAAGCCTCTATCAACCACTCCTGATACTTACAAGACTTCTCCAGGTCTTCAACGCCTCCTTTGTACTTGTAACGATGCTGATACTTAATCATGTTACCCTCACAATAGGCTATGTAGCCTTCCTCGCCTAGCTGCTGTCGTATGTAGTCTATACATTCTATGCCGCCATTGTTGTAATGTGCTGGGGAGTCTACAAAGTCTTCTGTAGGTACGTCAACGTAGTAAAGCTTGCCAAGTCCTAACATCGAAGTTGTGTCGCCTGCATAAGCAAACTTAGACGCCTTGTCCAGTGCAGCAGCGCCCTCATCAACCCAATGAAGCTGTGTAGGCTCCTTAGACGCCTTGTCCCACTCAGCCGGTGTAGCATCGTTTAGCGTCTTAGGGCGTATCTCGTGTAAGTACATCCAATACTCTTCGCCGCTTGAGAGTCTAACTCTAGGGATAGTATCGCCATCGTCTTCTATAATAGTACCATAGTCTCCGTCTACATAGTCGCTATATATAATAGAGTTCGTAACAATAACAACTGTACCAACGTCCATACCGTCATCAGGATTAATCTTGCTCATCTTCTAAGTCCTCTGTCAAATACTCTAGTTTAATTTCAACTTTGTCTTGGAAGCGCTCTATAAGGTCTTCAGAGCTTATCTCCAACACTTCCATCAATGTAATCTCATCAAGCAGCTTTAGACGGGCTATAACGTCTTCAAAGATCATAGGCATTATTCTACAGGCTCTACGTCACTTAAATGAACATACTGATCTAAGCCGGTCTCTTTATTAATAAAGAGAGGAGCATCAGAGCCGTCATCCCATCCCAAATAGATTACGGTTCCTACAGGCCACTCGTGGTAGTGCCAATCACTAGAGCCGTCTCGGACTGCTGATACTCTCACGGCTACATCTTCCTCTATACCATCTTCACTATTAAATACACTCATCCATATTTCCTCTGTAGATAACTCATAGACACAGGCAGCTCATCAAAGCTTCCGTTGTTCACTTCATTCAACATCCAAATACCTCTCCAGCTTCCGTTAGTCTGTGGTGTTAAGTAGTCTTCATCGTGTACGTAGAAGATGCCAGAGAACAGTCCTGTTACGTTAGTGCCATCAGCCTTCCTAGCGTAAGCAATGTCTCTGTCCTGCACATGTCCCATTACACAGCTCATCATCTTCTTAGTTACTAGCGCCCTGGCAGACGATACAGGTCTGCCCATGACGCCAGAGGTGAAGTAGTGTGAATAGCAGACGCCATCAATCACTTCAACTTGTAAGAATGGTATCACATCGAAGCCTAGTCTGTCAAGCTCTAGATGCTCCAGAGACAGTACACCCTCTAGCTCTGCCTGCTTATTGACAGCCCTATCTATTCTGTGCTCGTGGTTGCCCACTGTGAAGACTAGGCGAGGCTTCCATATCTTATGCTTGTTAGTGCGTAGACGCTCCTGCTCGTCTCTGATAGGCTGTAGAAACACCTCCATAGCCTCTACACCTGCTTTAACGTCTGCTAAGTAGCGTCTGTTCTCAAAGCTCTTAGTACCTTTATCGTAGCTAGAGAGGCTAGGGAAGTCCCAATGGTCTCCTATGTGAACGATGACGTCTGGTTTAGTGTTTACAGCGTATTCCCCTGCCCAGCGTAGGTGCTCTGTAGAACATCCTGGCTTCACTTGTGTGTCTGGTATGATTAGATGTCTCAATTTAGTTCCTCCGTCTGTAGAGCTTGCTTGAGTTCTGATTTGAACCAGCTAACTTTCCCTGCCTGCTCTGCTGTAAAGACCTTATCCTTTGTTAAGTCTTCAATAGCTACGGCGGCATATTTCGCACACTCTCGGCTTATGGTCACGCTATCACAACACTTAATCGATAGAGTCTTAGTGTCATTACAGTTACCACATCTGTCTACCGGCTTTAGACACCTTGTACAGAACTCTGTTGTTTCACTCAATGCTTCACCTCCTTATTCTCTATATATCTCATCTCAAGCGCCATATACTCCATAGATAGGTCTAGCCTCTCAATTACAGAGACACCAGCTCTGGCTACTAAGCGCGCTGTTTCTTCGTCTAAGAATATATCAGCCTGTACTGTAGCTAGTCCGAACATAGTGACTAAGTCGACTATAGCGTCATCTTCTCCTCTTAATATACTCTCACAAGCCCTCATTAGGCTCGCCTTAATCTCATCCTTGCCATTGATTTCTAATACGCTCATCGTAATCCTCCTCCGCTCTTAGTTGTGCATGACAGACAGTACAATGAGTGTCTGTAGCGCCTTCGTCATCGTCCCAATAGTCGTTGCAGCAGTTGTCACATGTACTCATTGTTGTCTCTCCAGTGCCGCTAGTAAGGTTCTGGCGTCTCTTACTGACCAACCAGCGATTAACTCTCTATAACCATCGGCATTCCCAGAGGCTAAGTAACCCTGCATAGCCAACCCTGCAAAGTGTTCCAGCTTAGTTAAGCCTAGGAAATCGTAACCGTAGCCTTCTTCAAAACCTTTAATGGTATTGTGGTGTAGCGCGCTTGCTGGCATGTCTGAATTCTTCATAGCTTCTCCTCAATCAATTTAGCTTCTCTATCCGCTTTAGTCTTAGCATCGTGACAAGGCTTGCACAACACTTGTAAGTTATCAGCTTCACAGAACAGACGCTCTACAAAGCCTGGTAAGTCTCCGTAGCCTTTCAAGCTCCCTGCTGGCTTGATGTGATCTACAGCAATCTCCTTACCCTTCCACCACTTCTTACACTGCTTACACTTATACTCATACTTGTGTCGCTGTCCTGTGACAGTCTTAGACGCTGCCTTCTTCACTTGCTGTATAACAGGATAGCTTATTGTTGCTCTGCGTAGTACAGAGCGTATGAATTGCCAATAGCGTGCCTCTGTCCATGTCTCTCCAGCTCTCGTGCGTTTAACTAGCTGTTTAGGCATATGCTGCTTCTCTAGGCGGTGGTGGTGGCGTAGGCTCTGTATTGAAATACTCCTGACACTCTGGAGCTTTGAATTGACACACAGAGTTCCATTGCCCTTGTGTGCATCCTTGTACTAAGAACACTACACATATAATTGCTGCTTTGTTCATTGTTGCCTCCTATTGGCTAAATGTTGCGCTCGTAGGAAATCCATGCCCCTGTATTCAACCTCCCAAGTCGGGTGGCAATTTGAAACAACACCGGCCTTATCTTCATCAAAAGTCACGCCAATGTAATTTCCACGGTCCTCGGTTATTACGCCGGACTTCCCATCCACAATTACAGCTCTGCCTATACATGCTGGAACTTGATAATGCTCTTGAACATATTTGCAATTCATGTTGTCTCCTATTGGCTAAAGGTGTATGGTAAACTTACTAAGCTGCTCTTTAAGCTCTGGGAAGTGATTGTCTGTGAACATACTAGGCTCCTCCAGCTCTCTCCACAGCTCAGCCTCTAGAGCCTCTAGCTGCTCTTTAGTTAGCGTCTTTGTTATGTCGTAAGCGCCTCGGTGAACTGACATGTTCTCAATAGCCTCCTCAACTGCTGGTGTCTCTAGAGTCTCTGCTTCATACGGCTGATAGTCTGCGTAGACGCTCACCTTAACCTCTATGTACGTATCAATCTCTACAGTCTTTCTAGGTCTCATTGGCCTTGCTCCTTTGGTGGTTGTTGGAATATTGGAGTTCTAAGGCAGATGGCTGGTTCACCTTCATTGTCCCAAAGTACAAATGAGTCTCCATTGACATCACCATCGAGTCCCATCCAAGTACCAGAGCAATCTTCTCCGACTACTTCCTGCTGCTGCCAAATTACTTCTGTTTCTTTATCTAGCCTTGCCTCAAGCTCGGCTATGCTCTTACTCTGCTTATCCCAGCTTTTACTAAGAGACTCAGCCTCTGACAAAGCAAGACATAGTCTGGTAACGAGAGTATTAGGAAGGACTCGAATTGGTGAGTTATCAAAAGGGCTGGGCTGTACCTTTTCCTTGATTAGTTTTAATAAATCAGCGTAGTCTTCGATCATCTATCCTTGCTCCTCTACAGTTAAGCTACACTCAGGCGGCTCCCACAACTGTCCTGCTTCTCTCTGGAGCCACACGAGTCTAGCGTTCTCTAATGCTCTATCCCATCCTATTTGATCTACACAAATCTCCCACAGGTCTCCCTCTTTAGTACAGCCTTGCAAGAGGTCTCTAGCGCCTACATTGCCCATCCCGTCAACGCCTATGATGTTATCGACAGCGTCTCCTACAATGATCTGAATGTAGAAGTTTAGTAAACCCTCCCAAGGCTGTATAGTGTATTCAATGTCCTTTACAAAGTTGTAATGAACGCCAGGTATCTGATCAAAGTCTTTGTCTATCGAGGCCATTACAGCCTTTCCTAGATATAACGTAGAAGCTGCTGTGGCTATAGCGTCATCGGCTTCACAGCCATTTATAACCACAGCATCGTATGCTTCTAGTAGATGTTGTCTCACCTCCTCAAGTAACGTTGGCCTGCTGTTAGGGTCTCTATTGCCTTTATAAGGCGCGGTGACGGCTACATCATGTCTAAAGTTTCCTTTGCCTGTTAAATAAACTATGTAGTCCATCTCAGGATACTTAAGCAGCACTCCTGAGATGTAGCTGTCTAGGTTACTCTTGTAATAAGACTGTCCTACCTCGTCTCCTTCACAAGCACAGGCGATTCTATAAGCTATGATGTCTCCGTCAATTAGTAGCATTTAAGCTGTAGCCTCCTGTTTACCTTGGTAGTAGTAACTAGCATCTTGGTCTAAATAGATGTTAGAGTTAACCTCCATAGCGTCTATCTCAGCTTTAAAGCCCTCGAAGACACAAGCAGAGCCATAGCCTCCTTCAATAGCTAATAAAGCAGCTGAAACACGCTCATACAATGTCTTCACAGCGCATCCTCCATAGTCATGTCCATATCATCCACAGACTCATACACCTCAAGCTCTGTCACGATTAGCTTCAGAATAGAGCCGCTGCGTCCTGTCTTACCTGCTGGATTAGTCCAGTCGTAATACCCCACTGCCACCTTAGCTATAGAGCCATTACCTACAAGCGCACTAATCTCATCACCTGCTGTGTTATAAGCTCTGATGGGATTCTCACTCTTGCATGTTATGAACTTCCCCTTATCAGGCTTATCAGGCTCTGGTGGTTTAGTTCTGGCCTCTATACCGCGCTGCTGTAATGCTTCTACAGCACCTTCAGAGAGCTGTCCTAGGTCTACCTGGTACTTACCAGACAGGCCACTCTTAGTGGCTAGGTTAGCCCAATAGATCGTTGTGTTCACTGTAATTGGTTTAGGCTTATCTGACATTGTTACACTTCTCCTGTGTTAGTGTTGTGATATAATAGCATACTTCTGTGCTGCTGTCTAGTATTCATTGCATCTTCTCCATCAATCTCATTAACTTAGCCCTCATACCCTTGTTAGCTTTCTTAATCTGATTAGCTCCTTTGTAATATGGCTGTCCTTTTATATAGTCCCATACCAGTAATTCGTTTTCAACTACCCTAGGCTCTGTTCTACGATGTCCCTTAGAGTCCCATAGCAATATACCTTCCTTTGAAGACTGTATAGCCTTCTCCTGTTTGCGTTGTTTAGCTTTGTAGGTCATCAGTCTCTCCCTAATCTACAGTGTGTATTAAATGTAACCCGTTAGTCTCTATAGCCTGCTCCAGCGTCTCTCCCCATGTAGCATAGAACTTAGCACCTCTGAAGTTATCCATGTTCGTCCACGTTACAATGTCTATGTAGTTCTCTTCAGAGCCGTAGACTGTACTGTAAGCAGGCGGTACAGCCTCTCCTATGTTTATAGGACGCCAAGCATCTTGAGCAGCAGGTAGCTTTATAAAGGCTGTACCGCCTATCTCAGCGCCTACCCACACTCTAAGAGTATTATCAAGCTCCTCAGCCCTAGGCACCACTTTAGCCTTACAAGTGAAGGCGCTACTAGACGTCTTAAACACACCAGGCTGTAGCGGCACTGAATAGCCATTGAAGCTCCTAACCACCATAGCTTCAAAGAACGGATGAGCCAGGGATGCAAAGCCTAAGCCGAAGTAACCTCCATCGCCATACTCTTCACCCCAGCTGTTCAGGCACAAGAGCCTGCTGTGTATCATGCTACAGCCTACAACGCGCACTAGATGACCTCCTACGGCTCTGTTGTCCTTATGCTCTGGTAAGTATTGATGCTGCTTCCAAGGACCAGTTAAGTCATAGATGCTAGGTGTGACAGGAAAGGCTATCTCAACTGTCAAGCCCTCTTGCAAGCATGAGCGTATGTTATGTACAATGTCAATCACTGTCGCAGGCTGTAGCGGCTTCTTAACAAACTCGTAGCGATCTACTAAGCGCAGTGCTGACTCCTCATAGATGTCCTTAGGAGGTTTAACATTGTCTAAGTCTTTGTCGTATGGGTAGTCATCTTCAAAGCATACACCATCTCTACTAGCTACCTTGTAAGCGTTGCGTGTGTACAGCCCTTCCTCGCCTAAGCGTCCTGAATAGGACTTAGTCATGTTGTACAGCGCCATACGGCTATAGTCTTCAGGGACGTTGTTACGCTTCATAATAGTTTCTAAGCTGCCTAACAAGCCGTTGACAACACAAGAGCCTATGTCGCCTTGGTCTTCCACTTCATAGACATACTCGCGTAGGTCGTGTTCCTCGTCAAGCTCTTCAGGTTTATAGGGAGACACGTATGCAATGTCTCTAATGTCTTTTGGTGAGGCGCTTACGCCTGCTATGGGGTATTTCATTGTTGTGTTTCCTTTGCTGGTTGTTGGTGCTTGGCTAGTAGAGGGCTATCAATAGTAGGTTCTCCAGAAGGCGTAAAACCAATCTTTAACTTGGCTTTCATCTCGTTCAGATAGGTGTAGTCCTCTTGCTGGGCCTTTACAGCTATTATTCCAAGCATTACACACGCCTCGCTAAAGCCCATTAACAACTCAGCCTTATCAGCCTCAAGCTCGGCTATGCGCTTATCCTTTTGCTCTAGGGCTTCTTTGCAGTCAGTGAGGAGTTTTAAGCCGCTCTGTCTATCTACGTCCACCCAAACTTTAGGCGCGTGTCTTTTTAGCGTATCTTGTTCTGCTTCAAGTCTTTCAATCAATTCATTCATCAATGTGTCTCCGCCCAACTGTCGCCTATTTTGTATTCACCGTCCAGAGGACAGCGCATGTTGTAGTAATCACCAGCGTCTCTAATAGCTTGTACGCCCATCCTTCCTACAGTGTCTGCCAAGTACTCTGGAGCCTCCACTTGAAGCTCATCATGCACGTTAGCAACTACGCGAACTATATCATACAAGCCGTTCTCACGTAAGCGATCAGAGAATATTATTAAGGCTCTCTTCATCAACACTGCTTCGTTACCTTGTAGTAATGTATTCAAAGCTCTGTACACTTCTCTAATCCTAAGCCGTCTACCGTCTAGAGCAGGTACAGACTTGTTACGTGACGCTATCTTCTCTATTGTTTCAATCAGTTTCTTTAGAGCTGGGTTGTTCTTCAGAAACTTCTTCTTCAACGCAGCTCCCTGTGTTGCTGCTCCTCCTACAATAGCTCCTAGAAGTTTACCACCACCTCCAAAAATAAAAGCATATATGAAAGTCTTAGCTTGGTCTCTATTACTTAAACCTGCTGTATTCATGTTAGCTATGTGGATGTCACCATTCAATATAGTATCTATGTATTCTTTGTCCTGCATATAGTGAGCTAATATGCGTAGTTGTATACCACTAGCGTCAAAGCCAACTAACTTGTTACCCGGGTCAACTATCCAGCACTCCCTACACCGTTTACCGTACACCTTATCCTTAGACGCTGAAGGTATCTGAGCCATGTTAGGGTTAGAATGCGTCATACGCCCTGTGACAGCTCCACAGCCTATCACCTTGCCTCGCACTCTACCATCAGGCTCTACACACTCTAGCCACTTACCAACTAAGCCTACGAGCTTCTGTAGCTTTAGATACTTAGCTATCATAAGAGACTCTGGTGTGTCTAAGTCTTTCAATACAGTTTCATCTATCTTGACACCACCACCGTCAGTCTTCTTAGTAAACTTAACGCCTATAGTGGCTAGGCGCTCTGCCACTTGCACTCTGCTGCCTACGTTGAACACTTCTACACCGTCCGCTAAAGGCTTACCAGACGTCTTGTGATATCGCTTAGTTATGATAGGAGGAAACATAGCCTGCATAGTTGCCTCAATCTCTAGCATCTCTGTATTAAGCTCGCTATAGAATAGATTAGCCTTGTCTATGTCTAGCTTAAACCCTGTGTCACGCTGCCTACGAAGCTCTACAGCCGTCTTATGCTCAAGCTCTACACAATCCCCTGTGAAGCCTTCCTTAGCTAGTAGAGCCTCTAAGTGCTTCTTGAGCTTAGTTGTGATGGCTACGTCCTGCTTTGCATAGACAATCATACGAGCTTGCCAAGCATCTATAGTCTCTCCCTCAGCTGGTGCGTCATAGTCTGTGAAGTCTCCTTTGGGATAGCCTAGCCGCTGACCCCAGGCATATAAGCTATGACCACCGCTAATAGCAGGGTTATACAAGCGACTGAGTAGTATTGTATCGACATGCCTAAGCTCTCCTGTGTCACAGTCCCAGCAATTGCGAAGTACAGGGAGATCAAAGTCAATGCCGTTGTGAGTGATAGTTGTATCATAGTTCTCTAGCCTCTTAGAGACAGCAGCGCCGTCTCGGTCAATGAATGTGTTACCTTCTGAGTCTTCACCAGCGCATATCCATATATGGTCGTGCGTTGTCGTAGTTTCCAGGTCTAATGTGTACTCTTTATTCATTAGCGTTGCTCCTCAACATAAGCAGACCATTGTAACGCCATTGCCTCTGCAACACCAGTGTAAGTTGTGCTTCTTATCTTCCAGCGATCTTTGCTAGGAGGTAGGTAGTGTATGCGTTGTCTCTCTTGTATCGTTAGCTTCATCATCTCCTCGTAGACATCGTCAGTAGTCTCTAACGCTGGTAAGTTATGTAGCGTTAGCCCTGTCTTCTTCTGCTCCTTATGCCCAAACTGATAAGGCTGTATATAACTAGGCTTAGGAAGGCTTGAGAGCCTAGGTAGTACGCCTACAGGGTTTTCTAGTGCTACGTGGCCGCTATACTCTATCGCTGTCTCCCATAACTCCTGAGTCCATCGTACAGCGTCTAGTCTCTCCTGGTACTTAAGCATACCAGTGCCATAATGGCGATTACCACTAACTGCTAAGGCTGTACAGGGAGGATGCAGTATTATAATGTCCCACTGCCAATCAGTTATAGCATCTAATACGTCCCACTCCATATGATAAACGCTGTCGTTATCGTCAGGCAGTAAGTCACAGCTGTAGGCATTGTGTCCTAAAGCTCTAAAGGCTTCTCTAACTGTGCCGCTAAACTCGCAGCCTATTAAGACATTTAAACTCATTTCACATTCTCCTCAATTAGTGCTTTACAGCTTACACGATATAGTGTACAATCTGACTGTCTCCGGCGCCAATGCAGCCCCTCTATAGCGCCCTCATTGTATGTCATAGTATTCAACATCTAAGTCATAGCCCTCATTAGCATCAATGTCTCCGCCTAGTATGCAAACCTCACAAGTATCTAGAGGCTCATCAGTCATTGTGTCAACTAATGAGAGTTCATAGTCATTCAATAGTATGTCGCAGCATTTACATCTCATTAGCTTGTAGCTCCTTAGTATAGATCAATGTAGGCTCTTCATCCTCTTCATACCTGTAGTGCCCTATATGACCATCATGTTCTATGTAGGGTTTTATAAAGTCAATGAATAGGGCTATCTCATCATCATAGTTCTTTAGGTCTGAGCGTGTAGTGAAGTAGACACAGCCCCCTATGTCGTCATCTATAGCTTTAGACAGTGCAAACGGTGTAAAGTTATAACTACTACAACTACCTAGCATATCCCACCGCTGACATTCAAAGAAGGGATGTTCTGGTAACTCTTCAGGTTCTTCCGTACCTCCGTTAAACATATAGAGTATAACGTTCTTTACAATCTCAGGTGTATCTCGTCTTAACGATGCTGACATATATAGTTCTGTATACATTCCCATTATAGTGCTTCCTCATCAGTGTTATAAGTTGTCTCTAACATTCTACCAGTGCTCTCATCAAAGCGCAAGTGTCCTGCTACGCCTCCACCACCTCCGAAGCGCATCTTCAGTCCTCTAACGGTGGTGATGTTCCTCTCTTCAGGGTCTTCAGCCTGTCTATTACCCTCTAGCGCCCATGCAATGTTAGAGAGCTGTATAATAGCGCCTGAGCCTCTAGCCTCTACAGCCTGTACTCTGCGTCCTTCATCGTGTCCTTTGCCCTCTGAGGGCTTCCTAAGATGGCACACGTTAATCAATGTGACGTTAGTGGACTCCACCAGCTTCCTAAGTTCGTGCATGGTAGCGTCAATGGCTTCACGTTCGCTGACGTTCCTAGAGTTAGCTGTCAAGCCCACCAGGATGCTAATATGATCTAGTACAATGACGCTGCAGTCCTTAGCCCTAGCTAAGTAGTTCATCTTGCCTATGACGCTCTCGACAGTTATGTGACCTTCATGGTCTAAGAAGAGAAACCTGCCGTCCTCAAACACTTCCTTGTACGCTGCCTGCTTGTCAAGCTGCCGTTGCTCTGGTGTTACGTCATCTAAGAAGGGCTTTTCAACCACACGAGACTTGTCATGCAATATAGCCTTCATCTGCTCTACAGTGGGTAAGTGAAAGCGCTTATTAGACTTCAGAGACATCATTGACAAGCCAGCCACCTCTATAGACTCCTCTAACGACAGTACGCCTATGTTCTTGTTGGTGTCGTCATAGATTCCTTTGATGATTTCCTTAGTGAATGTAGACTTACCAACGCCTGAACCTGCTAAGACAGTGATAATCTCTCCAGGTCGTATGCCGTAGCTCATCAGGTTAAGCCCATCCCAAGGATACTTAGCAAACGGCATCTGTACTGGCGCCATAAGAGCGTCATACATATCTGTGCAGCTTACAATACCATCTGGTGTATACTCCTTAGCATCCCACCAGTCGCGCTTGTAGGCTTCTGTAGCTCCTGCCTTTAAGTAGTCGCTGGCGTCTTTGTAGTCCTTAGTGTGCTTAACAATCTTAGACTTACCAGCAAATAATTCTGCCACCTGTAATGCTGCTTCCTGACCCGGGGCATCGCTGTCGAAGTCTATGACAATCCCATCGAAGCTGTTTAGATACTCATAAGCCTCTTTACAGCTCTTTAGAGCGGCACTAGCACCATTCTTGATAGACACACAAGCATAGCGGCTACCTTGAAGCTGGAACGCCGCCATAGCATCCTCTTCGCCTTCTGTAACAGTGACGTATAAGCCTCCCTCTTTGTTAATATGTTGTCCAAACAAAGCTGCTTCCTTCAAGTCACCAATACAGCTAAATTGCTTATCAGGCTTTCTAATCTTAGCAGCCACTAGCACGCCACTAGCTGAATAATATGGATAGACAATAGAGCCTTTGTGTTCAATACAGCCATATGAGTTCATTGTAGGCGCTGTAATGCCCCTGTCTGGTCTATTAGAGGCGCTTCTAAGAGCTATTAAGCCTTCTAAGGCCTCAAGTGTAAGGGAGCCGCTATACGATGACTTAGAGAGCTTCTGAGGGGCTTGTAAAGCTTCAGTGCCACCGCTAAACTCTAGCATCTTAGTAGTACTCTTCCACTTATCAGTCTCGGCACAGCCTGCAAAGCAGAACCCCGAGCCGTTATCGTTCCTAGCTAGTCCGTCTGAGCTTCCGCAATCTGGACAGGCTAGACCGGTGTCTGTGAAGCTCATGTTATATACCTCATGGTGGTTGTTTCCTCTAGCATGTGCAGGTCTGGAAATGCTACTTCACACCATATCTCTGTAGTGCCTCTTAGGGCAAACTGATGCCAGCAATTTAAACTACCTAGATAGACTAACCGTTCTGTCTGATGTTTCCAGTTGTAAAACTTACCAATCTCTAACGTGCTCATTATAGCGTCTCCCCTGGTGCTGTGTAGTCTAGTCCGTAGTCGCTGCAATAAGAGACTAGGGCGGCTTCGAAGGCGACTGGGAAGTCTTCGGAGAAGTCTAGCGTGTCATGTAGTTCTTCTTGTGCATCCTCTAAAGCACTATCTAGGTTGTTAACAGCGATATTATAACCACTAGCCGTAAGAGCTTCAATAACAGAAGCGTCAGAGATACTCTTGCTCTCAAGGTCTTTTGTGTAGTGTTCATCAGATATTAAAGCACCTCCGAAGCATTTAAGATTATGCCCACGATATAGGCACCTAAGACCGTCAGCAGAGATACTACAACACCCTTGCGCCCTCATGTGCGTAGCTCCTATGTCTATCATGCGCTGTAGTTCTGCCTTTGCTTCTGTTGATAATTTAGTCATTAGTGTTCTCCTTAGCTTCTATGTATTCAGTATATGCTTTAGTAACAGCATTGCTGTATTGTATTATAACCCTGTTGCGCTCAGCTATAGCTTTAAAATAATCAGCGCAAGCTTTTTCTAATCTGCTCATAATAATACCTATATAGTTAATTGAGTTGTTTACAACATCTTAAATGTATGCTATACTCCGATTGTCTCCGCCGCCGCTGCAGCCCCTCTATAGTAGATTGTCTGTAATACTCCTATGTGAACTATCGTACACTATAACATCATGGTCGTAGGCTCTAGAGTCTAGCTTACCTGCTGCGTAGGTTAGTAGTGCTATGATGGTGATTGCTGTCAGTAGTATTAGCATTGTTCTATTCCTTCTATGTTACCTGGTTAGTGGTCTGAGGCTATGAAGCCATCTGTACCATCTATGTATATAACAACTGTATTGTCTTCTATGTCTTCCATAGATGGATAGTCAGCGGCTCCGTATCTCTCCTGGTATTCTGCTAAGCTCTCGTATTCTGTCCAGTAGCAACATAGGCTAATAACATCTAATTCGATGTGCTCGCCCATGTCGTCACTTAGTTCTTCTAAGTAGTCAAACAAGGCTGCTAAGCCGTCATAGCTGAAGTTATCAGGGCGTGTAGTTCTAAATGCTTCTCTGAAGTCGTGTATGTTCACTGTAGTTATCATGGTTGTATAGTCCTGTTTAGTGTTTATGTGGTGGTTGTACTGACTAAGCCGCACTTAAGCGGCTATGTTGTCTGTGTTGTTTCTAGCTAGTTTACTTAGACTTTGGAGTATGTTGGCAGAGCGTCACTAGCTATTTCAGAGTCTTTATCTATACGCATAGGCATGATTACTAGAATACCATCAAGAATAGACGACTCAATCCTTATAGAGCTGCTAGTACCTCTAGTGTATATACCTACTTGAGCGCGCTTACCGAACGTCTTTTCTATCCTGGCTAACAGTGAAGCATCAAAGCATAGGAAGTTACTGTACTCATCAGACAGTCTAGCAGGTATAACTCGCTTGTAGTCTGGGTACTTACCATCAATCTCTATACACTCTAACACCTTGTTACCTGCTCTAACTATGCCTTTGGTGGTAGCACTGCCTTCGATGTCGTCTAGCTGTATATTAACAACACTAGCACTAATCGGAATAGCTCCCTTAATACTTAGTATAACGTCACGGGGTAGTGTATCACAGTCCTCCCACGTATGCTTACCAACAAAGCACGTATGCCCGTCTGTGCCTACTATGTCACCAGTGGTGGTGATGAGTATACCAGTTAAATAGTATCGAACGTCTTTAGTGGCTTGGTTAGCCATTGCTGCTCTAATTATACTAGCGTTTATGTTTAAGTTTATCATGGTTGTATAGTCCTATTTAGTGTTTGATTAGTGGTTATTAATCCATCTGCCTAGCTCTATAACTGCTAGCGCATATGACTCCTTAACATTATAATATTGTGCATAGTTCTCCACTGTCAAGCTATTTCTCACCCAATCGAGATAGTATTGTTCAGCCAGTGGTTCATTGAATAAGGCGTCTTTGATGGTGCATTGGTTGAGCTTGTCCTGGATTGTTAGCATTGTTTAACACCTCTAACGTTCTCAATAGTCACAGTACCATAATGAGTACCTATGTCTGCTATAACCTCTTTACCGTCATGGTTGGTTATGCTATAGCCTAGGGAGCTATCGACCGCTGTCTTAGCTGTAACACCATCTAGCCTAACTAGGTAGCGAGGGTTACCGTTGTACGAACTAGGCTCGCGCTGTATAACTTCTAAGATGCCTGTGTGTATTGTTGTATTCTTCATTGTCGTGCTCCGTTGTCTGTGTGTGTGTGTGTTTCTAGCCCTGGTAACGGGGCTGTATCGTTTACTTAGTTATTAAAGCTCTAACACTCTCAGTGTCTCTTCTGTCAGCTATCATGCCTGCTAATAATCCTGCTAATGCTACTGCTATTAATAGTAATGTAATCATTGCCGTGCTTCGTTGTGTGTGTGTTTCTAAGTAAGTGAGACCATCTTATCAGTTCAGTTTGCTGTGTCAACTGTTTATTCAATCTATTTACTATTTAATTACACAGCCCTATTAACTACATAACATCAACACAGACAACACAGCTACTATACAGACTACACAGCTACACAGGATGTTAACAGCTATACATAGATGGCATAGCTATACAGATCAATACAGTCTATAGGGTACTACTCTGCCCTACACACTCCACAGTCTGCTAAGCACTGGACAGACTCCATAGCCTCTGTAGTTATCAGTTACTATATAGTGCAATGCTCTGTAGCCTATACAGTACGTGGCCTGTGGAGACTGCGTAGCCTGGGTAGGGCGGTGAGCTATCGAGGGGCGGGGGAGTTATGGAGCTTCGGTGATTGTTACGGTAGCTACTAAGACACAAAATAGGGCTAATTAGGCTTTATAAGGCAGAGAGCTACACAGGCTACACAGAGCTTCTAAGGCTATGATAACTAAGGAGAAGAGGCGGCGGCTGCGGAGGCTGTTTAAGCTGCTGAAATCCGCATAGAAAGGGAAGCTGTATAGACTATAGAGTCTTAGGTGTTGCATGCATAGACAATAGAGGCTTATATGCTTCATTAGTGAAGATAGATGAGATAGTGCTTGACATTTAAGGCAAAGTATGCTATAGTGTCTCCACAGTTTAACACACTCTATGTAGACTCTGCACTAGACAGTCTTCTACATAGCTCTCTGCTCTCTAGAGTAGAGGGTTATTAGTAACAGGTTTTAACCCTCCTCTTTAAACAACAGCGTCTCTGCTGTGTATGTCGTTGCTTTAGTCCTATATACCTTGTGTTGACTACTTACTACACAGACTATATAGAGAGCTTAATATGACAGATGAGATTGTTAAGAGTAAGAGGGTGGGCAGGCCTAAGAAGGCTGATGTAGCTTCTAAGAAAGTAGGAGAGCGTAAGAAGGTGGGGAGACCTGCTGGTGACGCTGCTGCTATTAACGAATACAAAGCTAGGATGTTAGCGTCTCCTAAGTCTCAGAAGGTGCTAGACTCTATATTGAATGCTGCCTTAGACGACACCCACAAGAACCAAGCAGCGGCATGGAAGCTCTTAGCAGATAGGTTAATGCCTCTTAGCTACTTTGAGAAAGACAAAGGCACTAACGGTAAGAGTGCTGTCACCATTAACATCTCAGGCTTAAACGATGTTAAGATAGCTGAGGATATAGAGGACGTAGACTATGAAGAAGTTTAGATACTTTAGTGTTGATGAGTTTAAATGCTCACACACAGGAGAGAACAGAATAGACGAAGCCTTTATAGACATCTTAGATGAACTCCGTGATCTATGTGGGTTTTCTTTTAAGATTACGTCAGGGTTTAGAGCGCCTAAGCATCCTATAGAGGCTAGGAAGACTAAGCCAGGCGTACACAGCGAAGGCATAGCTGCTGACATTTATGTGTCTAATGGACGCCAGAGGGCTGTTATAATTGAGAATGCTATAGAGCTAGGCTTTAACGGCATTGGCGTAGCTAAGAGCTTTATACACGTAGATAGACGCAAAGGCCCATTAGTTGTCTGGACATATTAAATGAGTAGTAGCACAGACCTCAATATAGAGCTACTCCCGTGGCAAGAAAGTGTATGGGTAGACCCGTCACGCTTTAAAGTGATAGCAGCGGGTCGTAGAACTGGTAAGTCTCGTCTAGCAGCTTATATGTTACTATACAGTGCTTTGTCCTCTAACAAAGGTAAGGTGTTCTACGTTGCTCCTACACAGGGACAAGCTAGAGACGTTATATGGGATATGTTGTTAGAACTAGGCCAGAGCGTCATAAGCAACTTCCACGTTAACAACCTCTCTATAAAGCTCATTAATGGCTCTACCATCACTCTAAAGGGTGCTGACAGACCAGAGACTATGCGTGGTGTTAGTCTACGCTTTGTTGTCTTAGACGAATATGCTGACTTCAAGCCTGATGTGTGGGAGCTTATTCTACGCCCTGCTCTATCAGACTTAAAAGGCTCTGCTGTCTTTATTGGTACGCCTATGGGTCGTAACCACTTCTACGATCTCTACAGCGAAGCAAGCTTAGGTAAACTAGAGAACACTAAAGCATGGCACTTCACAAGCTATGACAACCCCACCTTAGACCCTAAAGAGATTGACAGCGCCAAGGGCGGTATGTCTAGCTATGCCTTTAGACAAGAGTTTATGGCGTCCTTTGAAGCCAGAGGCTCTGAAATGTTTAAAGAGGATTGGGTGACCTTTACTAAGAAGGAGCCTAAAGAGGGTGACTATTACATAGCTATTGACCCTGCTGGCTTTGAAGAAGTAGGTAGAAGTAAGTCTAAAAACTCACGCTTGGACAACACAGCCATAGCGGTTGTTAAAGTGAACAATGACGGCTGGTGGGTTAAAGAGATTATCTCAGGTCGCTGGACAGTGGAAGAGACGGCTTGGAAGATATTTAAGGCTGTAGAGGCTAACAGGCCCGTAGGCGTAGGTATAGAGCGTGGTATAGCTAAGCAGGCTATTATGTCTCCTCTACAAGACCTAATGAGGCGTCATGGGCGCTACTTCCAGATACAAGAGCTTACTCACGGTAATCAGAAGAAGACTGACAGAGTTATGTGGGCGCTACAGGGCCGCTTTGAGAACAAGAGAATTAAGTTAAACAAAGGAGAGTGGAATACGCAGTTCTTAGATCAGTTGTTTCAGTTTCCTGATAAGCTTACGCACGATGACGATATAGATGCTCTAGCGTACATAGACCAACTAGCTATACAAACCTACCACACTGATTTAGAGTGGGATGAACACACACCTTTAGACGACCTCTCAGGATTTTAATATGGACTTTAAAGACTACGACATGCAAGATGACTCCCTAAGCTCTTGGGTGATGGTGAAGGCTGATACGTGGCGTGAGCATTACGAGAGTAACTATCAGTCTAAGTTTGAGGAGTATACACGTATATGGCGTGGTATATGGGCCTCTGAAGACAAGACAAAGCAGAGTGAGCGTAGTAGGATTGTAACACCAGCAACTCTACAGGCTGTGGAGATTAACGTAGCAGAGCTTGAAGAGGCTACCTTTGGTCGTGGACGCTTCTTTGACATGGAAGACGACATAGCTGACCAGAACAAAGCAGACATTGATATATTTAAGAAGCAGCTTGAGCAGGACTTTAAGAACTACGGCATTCGTAAGGACATCTCAGACTGCCTAATCAACGCTGCTGTCTATGGCACTGCCGTAGCTGAGGTGGTGTTAGAAGAGGTTAAAGAGATGCGCCCTGGCTCAGAGCCTATTATGGGCGGTGACTTAAGAGCTGTAGGTGTTAACATTACAGACAGAGTTGTAGTAAAGCTTAAGCCTGTACAGCCTCAGAACTTCCTCATAGACCCTGTAGCCACCTCTGTAGACAACGCTGTAGGTTGTATTATTGATGAATACGTCCCTAAGCATTCTATTGAACTATTACAGGAAGCAGGTGTATATGCTGATGTAGAGATAGCTGTAGCCTATGAAGACAGAGACTTAAACGCTGACCAAGAACTAACTATACAGCCTGTTAACAAGGTGAGGCTTACTAAGTACTTTGGATACGTCCCTAGAAGCCTCCTAAGCGCTGCTAGTGAAGAAGAGGAAGACATAGTAGGCCTAATAGACGATGATGCCTCAGAGGACGCCTCAGAGCTTGTAGAGGCCATTGTAGTGATAGCTAACGGAGCTACAATACTAAAGGCTGAAGAGAACCCGTATATGATGGGTGACAGACCAGTGATTAGCTTTCAATGGGACGCTATACCTAATTCGTTCTATGGCATGGGCGTAGTTGAGAAAGCCTATAACAGCCAGAAAGCCCTAGATGCTGAGATTAGAGCCAGAATAGACGCTTTAGCCTTAACAGTTCATCCTATGATGGGCGTAGACGCTACACGTATTCCTAGAGGAGCTAAGCCAGAGATTAAGGCTGGTAAGATGCTTCTAACTAACGGAGACCCTGCACAGGTGCTAAAGCCTTTTAACTTCGGCTCTGTAGATCAGATAACCTTTGCACAGGCAAGCGCTCTTAATAACATGGTACAGGAAGCTACAGGCGCTGTATCAGCTACGTCTATGGCGTCTGTTACAGGTACACAAGCTACATCTGGCGGGGCTTCAATGTCTACGTCAAGTATTAGAAAGCGTCAGAAGCGTACATTGATTAACTTTCAAGAGTGCTTCCTAGTTCCTTTTATTAAGAAAGCAGCTTGGCGGTATATGCAGTTTGAGCCTGAGTTGTACCCAGCAGCAGATTATAACTTTGTTGTAACGTCTTCTATGGGTACTATGGCGCGTGAGTTTGAAGTGAGTCAGCTTACACAGCTCCTACAGACAGTACAGCAAGGCTCTCCTGAGTATTCAGTGCTGCTACAGGCCATTATAGATAACACTAACATTAATGATAGAGAGCAGCTTAAAGAGACTATAAAGCAGTCTGGACAGCCTTCAGAAGAACAGCAGAAGGCTCAGCAGGAAGCTCAACAGGCTGAATTAGCTTTCAAAGCTAGTCAGACTAAGGCGCTAGAAGGCCAGGCAGCAGAGTCTATGGCGAGAGCTAAGAAGTACGATGCAGAGACTAGAGCAGTTCCTGTAGAGCTTCAGAATAATCAAATCAAAGCTGTCGCTTCAATGGACAACGATGATGATAAGAACTTTGAGAGAAGAATGAAGATAGCTAATCTAGCTTTAAATGAGACGTCTATGAGACTCTCTAAACAGCCTGTGGAGGGCAATACCAATGGTAGTAACTAAACCTGAGTTCGATAAAGCAATGAAAGAGATTAATGAGTTTGCTGTAGCAGTTAATAAGCGATTGGATGCGCTTGAAGCTGTCAAAGAGGCTCCTGCACCTAAAACAACACCAAAGGCTAAATAAAGCTTGACATTTGCGTCAAAGTGTGCTATAGTACCGCCTATATATCACACTCTGATGTATGACGCAAGTAAAATAAACCATTAGGAGTTAGAACCCTATGAAAGAATCAATAGAACAAGCAATTATAGAGACAGTAACGAAGATAAAACAGGGAACGAGCCACGATGAGGATATGAAACATTCTCAAGCGGTTTTAAATCTTATGAATAGTCTCGCTACTCTAAACAATCTGTCCTAACGAGGATAAACAGTATGAGAGATGTAGAACTAGAGGCTTATTGGGCTGATATAAGAGGTATGATGGAGACTGACGGGTGGCGTAGGCACTGTGAAGAGCTTACAGCACAAGCAGCAATCATCAACTCTGTAGAAGCCGCGCAATCCGCTGATGATATGTGGATTCGTAAAGGCCAACTAAGCGTTATAGCTACGATATTAAACCTTGAAGCCACTGTTAACGCTGGTGAAGAGGCCTATCAAGCTGAATTGCAGGGCGAAGATGACTAGACGTATCTTTGATTACAAATGTTCTAATGACCACGTCAATGAATCCTTTATAGACGAGTCAATTACTGAAGTTCCTTGCAAAACGTGTGGTAACGTAGCATTTAGGATAATCTCACCTGTCACAACTATGCTCGATGTAGCCTCTGGAGACTTCCCAGGCGCTACAATGAAGTGGGCTAAGGACCGGCAGCGTAAGCTTAACCAAGAGAACAAAGCCAACTCTGACTAGAGAGCTTTGTAAGGACTTCTCCACAATGGGATAACACCCACGGAGTTTAATAATGGCTACACTGATTAATGAAGAACAAGAGCGTCAGCAAGACGATGACACTCAAGACAACCTAGATGACTTTGCCGTACCTGAAGAGGTTACACAAGCAGAGCCTGTAGAGGATGTCCCAGAGAAGTATAGAAACAAAACAGCTGCTGAATTGGTTAAGATGCACCAAGAAGCTGAGTCTCTATCAGGTCGTCAGAGCAATGAGGTTGGTGAACTACGAAGAGTAGTTGATGATTTTATTACGCAGCAGACAGAACTCTCACAAGACACGCAAGACAATGGCGAAGAGATTGATTACTTCACCGACCCCGAAAAGGCTATAGCAAGGGCTATTGAGAAGCACCCGTATGTCAAAGAGGCTCAAAAGGCTTCTAAAGAGATGTCAATTACTAGTACGCGATCTAAGCTGCTAGAGAGGCATCCCAAGATGGGGGAGTATTTTCAAGACTCTAAGTTTGCTGAGTGGGTTCAGGCCAGTGGTTCCCGTACTAATCGTTTAAGAGACGCTAACGAGAACTTTAACTATGAAGCTGCTGACGACATTTTCACACAATGGGAAGAGCGTCAAGAGTTAATTAGTCAGACTATGGCATCTGAAACTGACTCTCGTAAGGCTTCTAGTAAGGCTGCTTCAACAGGCAGTACACGGACAAGCTCTACAGGGAACGGAGGAGGTGGTAAAATCTATCGCCGCATGGACATTATTAAACTTATGAAAGACGACCCTAACCGATATGAGAAGCTTGGCCCTGAGATCAGGAGAGCTTACGCAGAGGGACGGGTTAAATAAACCGGAGAAAGTAAAATGGCTACAAGTACATTCCCGTCACAAGGCGGTACAGTTGATAACACAAGCTCTGCTAAATTCATCCCAGAACTATGGAGTGATGAGATTCGTGCAGAGTATGAGGCTAATCTAGTCCTAGCTAATCTCGTTAAAAAGATGAGCATGAAAGGCAAGAAAGGCGATACGCTACACATTCCAGCGCCCATCCGTGGCAGTGCTAATGCAAAAGCTGAAGGAACAGCGGTTACGTTGCAGAACCAAACTGAAAGCGAGGTTATTGTTACGATTGATAAGCACTTTGAATACTCAAAGCTTATTGAGGACATTACAGGCGTTCAGGCGCTAGACAGTATGCGAAGGTTCTACACTCAAGACGCTGGTTATGCGCTGGCAACTCAAGTGGACACCGACCTACACGT